TTATAAAATATGTTTGTATTTCTCCAAAGCATTACTCTTCATTTCATTCTCCTCCTTAGTTAAGGCGAATCCCATATACTTACAGGTATGGTCATTGCGTAGGATACATATACACATACGTTTATAGGAAGGGATTTCCCGGAATTCCTCTATATCAATGTCGTCCAGGTAGTCCATCCGTACCGGCTTTTTCTCTGTCTTGTAATTGCTGCTGTCACCTATTTGTATGGGTATGTTGCGGTCTTTCAGCTTCTGTATGACTTCATCACTAAGTACACCGCCCTTTTCCTTCCAGAACCTAATGCTGGTTTTCAGTTTAGCCAAATATCTATTCCGGGTATGTTCCGGAAGGGTCGAAAGTAAAAACTCCATGAATGATTTCCATGTATATCCTTCCGGTAAACGGATGCTTTTTCTTCCTGCCGCATGAGTGTTGCCATAAAGTCCGGCAAAGCCAATCCCGTTTACGCGTCCTATCATCTTCCCCCATGTTTCAGGATCAATTACTTTGTACAGGGCAAGACTCTCGATAGCTTCGCTGATGAAAGGACTAGCCACACGTTGTCTGTCAAGGCTTACTCCGGCTTGATAGTAGAGGTCATAAAGCTTATTGTAGTCCCAACCGAACTTGCCGTTGGCTACCCATATATCCTCCGTTTTCCAGTCGTACAGCGGGTATAGATTGTATACATTTTCATCTATTTCCGTACTCCACATGCAATTCTTATATTGCTTTTTCACTCCCCGGTAGATTGTGCGCCAGCGGTTATAGCTCTCTTGGGTACGTATGCCTACCAGGCAGCAAGTACGCCGGGCTGCTTTCTGTAGATGTAACCATCGGGAAAACTCAATCTGGAAATCATAATCCCACATTTTCCGGTTGTAAAACGGAAATTTATCTACTTTCATTGCGTCTTTCGGCATTTCTCTGACCCATGCCTCCTTTTTTTGCTCATCCCAGGGACGCCAGTAACTTTGATACATAGAGGTGCAGGTTGTTACCCGGAAAGGGACACAAATCCGGTATACATCCAGTATATCCCTGTTTGTTTCCAATACCCGGTTAACATAGTCAATGGTCATGCTGTATTGTACTTCATAGTCCATGTGAAATATTCCAATCTTTCGTTTCAGACTGTTCTGACGGATATAGTCAATACATAGATTTAACAAGACCCCACTATCTTTGCCTCCAGAAAAAGATATATAAATATTATCGAATTCTTCAAAAATCATTTTCAATCTTTCCTGGGTTAATTCATATACATTTTTTTGATTCATATAGTACAAAAGTTTTAGTGGTGACAAAATTAGTCTAAAGCCCCAATATTTCCTATAACCTTTAACTTCTTCATTCTCTGTAATGGTACTCAATAGAAGTGAAAGTAGTTCCTTTTGAAATGTTTATGTATATTTGCATTGTTCTATTATTCATTGAAAACATAACAAAGCTATGGCAGAAAAGAGTAAATATCAATTTGATGAAGCCTCGGTACAAGCAATCATACACTGGGCAGAAACAACACAACTACCGAAAGAGGTAGTATTGAGTGAATCCGAGCATATCTACGACACGTCTCTGTATGTCAGGGCGAACATCAACGATATTAAGCAACATTATCCGGATGAGTTTTACAATCCGGCTATTACTCGGCTTTATAGATTGAAAGAATTTGTAGAGGGGAGTGACTGAATAGCCACTCCTTTTTTCACACTTTTGTAATGCAGAAACAATTATTGATAATAGCTAAGGTAAAATCTTAAAAAGCCCCCGGCCTGTTAAAAATCATCTCACCTACTTTTAACACATAACGAGCGAACCCGAATGACCGGGGGCAAATGCCACCGTTCTCAGGTTCGCTTTCATGTGTTGTAAGTGAGATGTTGCAAAGATAATCATTAAAAGTTAAAGCAGTCGAATTCCGGCTGCTTTTTTTTATGCTTCAATTTCTCTCTTGGCTTATATTTTAGGAGAAAAGAGTTATGAAAGCGAGTAATAATTTGGTGGAAAAGTATGGCTGGGATAAGATAATTCACAGTCCAAGTGATGGTCGAGCAGTTTTTTCGTATAAACCTATCCATAAAGTAAAATGACAAAAATATGAATACGGATGCAGTGAATGCGGCCCTTCAGGTGGGCAAGGGGATTAGCGATTTTGGCATGGTGGCCATTGCAGGAGCCTTCTTCCTCATTATATGCGGTGTGATGTGGCTATTCATTTTCAAATGGTTTAAACATTTGGTGGATAATGTGATAACCAGGCAGGAAAAGGTGATAAATGATTTGCTCGTGGAAACCAAGGCTCAAAATGAGGTTCTTTCTGATATTAACGAGGGATTGAAGCCTATTTCTCAGATGCAGATAAATTCGGTTTGTAACAACTTCTTTGACCTTGATTGTGAAAGACTGTGCCGGCTGGTCCGCAATGTGCGCGATGAGAACAATATTGATGATAGGGAGAAGACGAGACGAAAAATAGAAACGCGTTGTAACGCCATAATCAAGAAGCGGAGTATTGAACTCGATAACTTTATTCACCGCGGAAAAAGGCTCAGTGAGTTTATGTCAACGGATTGGGTAAAGAAGTTTTCAGACATAATAGAGTCGGAAATCTATAATCCTGTCGGCGCCAATAACGCACGTGCCTATGCCAATATCAAAACAGCCATTGATGAGGCTAAGGTTGAATTTTTTAATAACATGAATAAATAAGGAGTAACAGAATGAAAAAGAAACTGATTATTGCAGCGATTGTTATCGCTATCATCGTGGGAGTTATGCTTTACATGCACTACACTCCGTTTTGGGTAAATCTGACTACTGTTGTATCATTCGGTGTCGGTGTTGTTGCCGGATGGGTGGCTCGTGTGGTTTATGACAAATATTTCAAGGAGGACGTGCAGAATGAAAATATTGATTGACAACGGACACGGAAGTAACACTCCGGGCAAGTGTTCACCGGACGGAAGATTGAAAGAGTATGCGTATGCCCGTGAGATTGCTGTACGTTTGGAAGCGGAATTGCGCAAACAAGGCGTTGATGCCGAACGTATCGTCAAAGAGGAAATAGATGTCCCCTTATCCGAGCGTTGTCGTAGGGCAAACGAATACAAGTCCGGTGACACTATCCTTGTATCCATTCACTGTAATGCAGCGGGAAATGGTTCTGCCTGGATGCAGGCGCGCGGTTGGGAAGCATGGACTTCGGCAGGTCAGACGAAAGCCGACAGACTGGCTGATTGTCTATATGCAGCGGCCGGACAGCTTTTGCCGGATATGAAGGTGCGCAAGGATACCACAGACGGTGATGCAGATAAGGAAAGCAACTTCTACATCTTGAAGCACACAAAGTGTCCGGCAGTTTTGACCGAAAACTTATTCCAGGATAATATGGAAGATGTGGATTTCTTATTATCGGAAGAAGGGAAGAAAAGTATTGTAGAGACTCATGTTATTGGTATTATTAATTATCTTAAAATCAAATGAAGAAGTGGATGCTGATGGCTGTCGGGATACTAATATTGGTTATTGGTATCTTAATTAAATACAATAGGGGTTTGCATAGTGAATGTGCTCGTCATTCAAATAATATTTCTGTATTAAATAAAGAGATCGAGCGTTATAAAATTCAGGATAGTTTAAATGCTGTTTCCGTATCGGCATTGAACTTGACTATTGATGAGCTGAAAGAGTATCGTGCAGATGATGCTCAAACAATAAAAGAACTCGGCATTAAAAACAAGCATCTTGAGGCTTTGGTTAAAACCGGGATTCATTCAACAGAAACAATCTATGCAGACCGTTGGCATCCACTTCCGGACAGGCCGGATTGTTTAGAGGTTAATAGCAAATGGTCTCATGTGATAGCTTGCTTCAAGGATTCTACGGTTTATTATAATATTCGTGATAGTCTGGCGGCTGTTGTTCATCGAATACCAAAACGAAAATTCTTGTGGTGGAGTTGGGGCACAAAGGGGTATAAACTGGAATTGGTTAATTTTAATCCCAACACAAAGATTGATTACAATGAATTTATAAAAGTCTCAAAATAGCAGTGAGGGGGGCTCGTGAATAGCGCCCCCCTCATCTTTATAGCAGATACTCCTTTAGTGCGTCAATGCCTTGTTTGACACTGCGGGCAATAACATACTTATTTCGGCAGTTTTCCGCTTGCCGCTGAAATTCTTTTTGTTCTTCCGATTGGATGCCTTTCTTCGTCTTAAACTCTATACATAGCGAAGCGTAGCCTTTCTTTGGGATTAGTAGGATAACATCGGATACGCCGGAAGTTACACCTTGCCGTTTGAGATTAGCGGCTTCCCTTATATGGCGGCTTCCACCATTCGGAACAGCGAAGAGAAGCTTATTGGGTAACTTTGGGAATATCTTTTCCACTTCTTCAAAGAACTTGCATTGCATACGTTCTTCCTCGTTGTTTTTCTTCCTTTTTCTTTTGGATGGATTCTTTTGCTCAGCATAACAGTTATAGCAGATATAACCGGCATCAGTCTTAATGACTGATACAGTTTCTTTTCCGCATACAATACATTTTTCTTTAGTCATTTTCGTCATTCGTTCTGATTAATCAAATGTATTTATTCAATTCTTTTTCTAATTTTCTCCTATCAACTTCTGGAAATAACTCAAGAACAAGGTTAAGCGCATTGCAGTAATCGTTTGCGTATTCTTCGGTATCCATTAGCCGTAATACCATTGAACAAAAGATACTCTTTTTCTGTCTAAAATCTCTGCTTAATACTGCTTTTGACAATCTGATAATTTGTTTTTCCATTCCACTCATAAATTCTTTTGTGATTTTGTAATTGATGACAATTAAATCTCTATTCACAAAGCCCATGATAAAGGCTCATACAGCTATATCCACCTTCAGGTTCAAACATATCATCCATGCCGGCATCTTTCCGGTTTACATACTCGAAAACTTCTTCTACTGTTGGATAAGTCTTATTTTTACAGAAACGATCAGGAATGTAACCCGGTGAGAAGAAAGACGAACCCTTTGGGGTTTCTTCTTTCATTCGTTGTTCGGCATCTATCAAGCGACTTCGTCCAAACTCTTCTTGCGAAATTAGCTTTACCTCTTGCTTCCTGCACATAATACAGGGATAGCAACCAACTCGGGAAAATCCACGATAATATAAAGGATTTGGATTTTGTCCAGCAGAAAGGATCTGGTCTATAACTTCTTGTGCTGACCATTGGAAGATTGGGCGGGAAACACTGGCATCATAATGTTCGCACCATTTAAGCACATCTTTTCTACGATAATCTTGCTTCCATACCTCAACAACCTTTCCTTTACGATTCTTTTTCACACGTTCGAAATATTCTCCGAAGTAGTTGCACTCATAAGGGAGTTTGGCGCGTTCTTCGCTTTCTTTTGCTCGAATACCTTGAATTATCAAGCAAGGTTCAGTAAGTGAGAGAATATAATCAATCATCGGCTTTATTTTTAATTCAGAGGTGCAAAACCTTCTTTGGGAAGACGGGAATCGGGAACGTTTGATAGACATATCCACAAAATCAGTGTATTTCTTACTTCTCAAAATTACTAATCTGACATCAAGTTGTTTGCACACGTTACTAATATGTTGATAAGTATCGGGATGCTCCCAACCTGTATCACAAAATACGGCTTCTATTTTATCGGCTCCATATTTATTGGCAGCCTGGATTAAACAGGCTTGCGAATCCTTACCACCGGAAAAACTAACAATTATCTTCATGCTATATGAACTTTTTTATTTCACGCTTCATTATCAATTATATTTCTTCGTAATCCTTACACTCTTTGCAATAAAATCCCCAATTATCATCGTTATATTCGTTGGGCATTTTAAATCTAAGAGAATGGTTTAACGCACAAAGGTCACTATAATGTCGTTTGGCTGACTCCTCAACAGCTCTATCCATTTCATCATCATTCAATTCTCTTTCATCCGATTTAAAGTTCCTGCATGTATCACAGAAACGGATGGGTTTCCGTTTCCCCTTTTTCCCGGCAGGCTTTTCAACTTCTCTTAACCAGCAGTTTTCATCCTTGACCGGGCAACATCTACAGTAGTCATCCATTCCGTAGAATTGGCAGTAACCTTCACAGAACCATTCCCGAAATTCTGCGAGCAGTTTTTTCTTTATAAGCTCCTCTTTCAATCAATCCTCCACTTTTTCAAAGTGCACATCTTGTTTATCTTGTCTTTCAAAATGCAAGCAATAATAATCACCGCATTCCGGTTTACCATTAAAGACGCATCTATCACATTCGTATATAAAATCGCTATCTTTTTTCACGATAATTTTTTCTCCATTATATTCAAATACCTCTCCGATTTTTCTTTCTTGTTCCATAATCAAATCTCCTCTACTTTAAAAGATAATTTCTCAAGTTTCTCAATCTGCTTACGAAGAGAAGCGATTTTCCTAATCTTCATTTCTTCCGCCTTTTTCAACGCTTCGGATTTATCGGTGAATGCGTTTTCCCCTATACAGAAGTAAGAACATAAACCATCCCTTACATATTCTCCATCTTCAAATCTACTTCTAATAATATCTGCTTCTATCTCTTTAATACCTTTTGTTAAGGCATACTTTGTTATAAATACTTTTGCCATAGTTATAATCATTTATAAGGTTAAAGTGAATTAGGAGAGGCAGCGGACACGGGGCGAACCCAACTGTCAAAGTCCTGACTGCCGTTGAACCAACTACCATTGAACCAATCGAGAACAAAATTGCGTTTGTTTTCTTTAGTTTTAATATATCTGTTTTTCAATACACCAGCACAGCATCCCGTAGGCCGCGTCAATGAGATTTTCTGAATAAAAATAAGATAAAGTACACCCTCTTCCATTATATTCTACATACCACATTCCCTTGTGTGCACTAACTCTGATTGCAAGCCAATAATATTTTTTTATGACAGGCGGCAGCTTATCGAGAATGTCCTGCAAAGTGTAAGTTTCATGATAATAGTCGTAATTCGTATCGGCATCCGGAGAGGTTACAACCATGTTGTCTGAATCTGATTCATTCCACTCAAAACACATGCTTCCATCGCTTGTATCCAGCCCAAGCTCCTGCAAATGTTTCATCTGTTCGACTGATAATACTTGTTTTGATTTCATAATTCCTCCTCCAATTTTTCCAAAAGTTCCTTGGATAACATTTCACAATAATAAATATTATCTATCATTGTGTCATCAGAACTTATATCTGCCTTAAACCTCTTAACAAGTACCCATCCATACCACTTTTTCACTTGAACGTCAAAAATGTGGTCAAAAAGTCCGTATCTGTATATTCTGTATCTTTTCATTTGTCTAAGTTTTTTTTCATCCATATTAGTCCGCTTCTTTCTTGGCAAAATTCATAGCCGCTTCTTCTACTGTCTGTTTCATAACTGTTCCGTTTTAAATTAATCTTCTTTATTTTCTAAATCTCTGTATGCCACGCAATAGTCAAGTAAGTTTAAATCTGGTTCATTCATTAAACATTCGTTCAATCGGGCGCAGTTCATACAACACCATTCGTCAGATAATCTCCCCATAGTTTTTTAGCTAATTCGTAATTCTTTTGTGCTTCATTAACAGCTTTCTTGGCATAAGTGAGAGTATAAGCGTGTTCACGTGGATATTTGCCAGACTTAACACCCTCATGATATTCTTTCGCTTTCTCTAACTTGTGTTCGTAGAAATCGATACTTTCCGGCATAGAAAGATTGATAGTGTTTGCCTTTTCTTCCCAATATTTGGCAATTCTTTCGTGTTCGGCAGCCTTGTCGCTAAATTCAACACTTTTTCCCATATTGTTCCAAGCATCATTAATCGCTTTTCGATGCCGTTTCTCACTATGGTGCCCGACCTTAATTGGCTCTCCAAGAGAAAGAAAATCTTTGTCTTTGTTCGAGCGGTTGAAATATTCGTTACTTTTTTGTCCGGCAGACTGGGCCCAATCATGGCGGCGCTCGGCTCTTTGTTTGGCCCATTCTTGCACATTAAATCCGTCAGCTCTGACGATGGAGTAATAATAAAAGCCTTCACGTTCATAGATGAGATTGAATACAATACATTCATTCTCTTTGCCATATTTGGTTGTAACTTCAATAACTTCTCCTTTTTCGTGTTTTTCACTGCATTTTGCGAGAAAAACATTGGGTACATATTTGCTATACGTATTCATATCAATATAATTATCGGTTAAAAACTTCTTTGTGTACTTGGTTTATAGTGCCATTGATTATCAAAGAACCTTTAGCGGCACGGATTTTATTACCTTTTTCTTGAACTTGATAGCCGGCTTTTTTCAGCCGGTCTATTTTTTGTTGTGGTGTTATTTTAGAAACCTTCATCATCATAATCTGTGCTGAAAATATTAGCTACCATATCAACGATATTCTCTTCTATATCTTCCGTGGAACCGGTAACATCTTTGGCAATGGCTTTCTTATTTTGAATGATACGGTAAACCTTCTCGTCAATGGTACGTCGGCCGAGGAAATAGTAACAGGTTACAGAATCCTTTTGCCCTATACGATGCGCACGGTCTTCGCACTGGCAACAATCGGCATAAGTCCAGGGGAATTCAACAAAGGCAACATTGCTTGATGCAGTTAGGGTCAGTCCGACTCCAGCAGCTTTAATGGAACAGATGATAATATCCGTTTTGGGATTGTTTTGAAAAGAATCCACTGCTCTTTGTTTCTCATCTTGTGAGTCCCTTCCTGTTACAGATACAGCCGTAGGAAAATAGCTTTTCAGTTGATCTACCACTTCGTGAAGTGAGCAAAAGAGGATGATTTTCTTTCCATTCTCACGAAAGTCTTTTACGAACTCAATTACATCACGTACTTTCCCTCTGGCTGATATTTGGCGGAGGATATTAATACGCACCATGACTTCACCTCGTAATGCTTTCTCTATCTTTTCATCATCCGCTTCTTTGTATTTTTGTAGGTACATGATAAGATCACGCTCTGCGTCGATATACTCCTTGCGGTTAGTTATCTCACAAGTATTTACTTGTCGTATTTTATCGGGAAGGTCTGTCAGCACCAATGACTTTTCACGCCGGAACATACATTTAGTCCATAACATATAGTTCAGTTCTTTCAGGTTTGATGCTTCATTCTGACCGGAGCAATATCTATTGACAAATGTCTTATATCCTCCAAAATCTTCCATTCTGGAAAGGATAGATAACTGCGGAATTAAATCTTTAGGCTTATTGACAACCGGAGTTCCGGTAAGTTCAATGACCCATTCCTTACCATTGCATATACCTTTACAGAATTTAGCTTGCTGAGTGGATGATGATTTGCAACGGTGGCTTTCATCAATGATTACAGATTTGAAAAGTTGGATGCTGTTTCTGAATTCCACATCTCTTAAAGTCCAACCAGATTCTTTTTTGATACGTTGTACAAAGTATTTTTTTAGCGATTCATAATTAACGATGAATACCTGATACATGCCAGTCTGATAAAAGAAAGTCCATGTATCTCGTACTTTATCCGTCAGTACCATTGCCTTTTTATCTGTAAACTTATGCCATTCTCTTTCCCAATTAACCTTTAAGGCAGAAGGACAAATAACCAAACAAGGAAAGGCATTCCCAAGATTAATGGTTGCAATGCTTTGCAGTGTCTTTCCAAGGCCCGGCTCGTCGCAATTCATGAATCGTTTGAGCTGTAATCCTCTTGCAATTCCTTTTAATTGATAGGGATATGGGTTTACTTTTAGTAAGTGGGGAATATCAAGCTCCGGCAGCTCCGGTATATTGTATGCAACTTCTTCCTCTTCTTCTTGTTTCTGTTGTCCTGTAACCCATTGGATATTTTCAAATGGTCTGATTTGATAGACCATTTTTTCAAGTTCGACACGACTGGAAACAGGAATAAGCCATTTCTTTCTGCTTCCGTCATATCTCTTGCCTGTGATTTGACGTATTCTGTCAACAATAGTGGGCTTGTACTTGAAAGTAACTTCAAAAACGTTTCCTTTTAATTCTATAATCATGACTTGTAATTTAGAGTTTTATGGGGCTGACAAAAATCAGCCCCGAATTTGATTAAGCGGCAGGAGCTATGGTTTTGGTCTTTCTGCCTTTTCTTTTAGGCTTTTCTTCTTCTGCAGGAAGTTCTTCTGCATCGGTAACAGCTTCATCGGGGATATCGCTATCAAAGTCTAACCGCTCTTGCTTAATGCCCCATTTCTCTTCAAAGAGATATGCTTCCACTTCCGCATCGCAAGCTGCTGCATCTATTTGTAGTTCTTCTGAAAATTTATATTCTTCGTCTCCGAATGGAGTAAAGATTTTCAAATCCACAATTTTACCGGATTGTAGTAATTTGCCTCCCATTATGGTTATACCCGGTACTCCATCGTTGCTATCATTGGCATATCCGGTAATGAAGTAGTTATTCAGAGTTTCATCAAAGCCCGGTGATGTAAAACTTGATTTGTAGATTTTTTCCGCTTCGGGTTGCTCGCATAATACCACAAGATGCAGTTTCAAGTGATTAAAAATCTCCTTCAGTTCGGAATGTACGATTTGGTCGCAATTCTTGGTAACCTTGTTTGTGTAGTTGGCTTCTGTGAATCGCTCGTTGTACACAACATTTAATCTGTCTTTTTTAATGACAGCCTGCTTGATGTCAATTTTTGCAGTTTCCATTGTTCTCTTTTTTAGGCTCATCCTTTGATGTAAGAATAAGCATGTTAATAAATAGATATATGATTATACCGGCTCCCATGATGAATGGGAATCCAGTAATGTTTTCGTCTAATCCCATTAGGATAATGGCTATAAGAAGCCAAAGCAAGTATTTGGGTGCTTCTTGGTCGTTTAGCATTTTTGTCTGTTGTTATTGTTGTACATACCAGCCATTTTCATTTCTTCTTTGGCTTTGCTTATTACTGTCACGCACCATGATAGCTGATGTGTTGCGGTTCGATTGCACCGTTCACACCAATCGACCAAATATCGTTCTTCCCTGCAAAGGGAGTTTACTAAAGCGTTTATTGCCGTAGCTGTAGCCTTGGCATTTTTGGCTGTTTCGGCAAGTGTTTTCATTGTTTCGGAATTCATGGCTTCGTTAAGCCAATATTTAGCATCAGCTAATAACTTGCCTGAACGGGCGACATATACAGCCAAGTCATTTCCGCGCAATACGGCTTCTTCTGCATTTTCGCTCATTGTTATATTGAGGAATGAGTCAATATCTGTAAGTTCCTTGCAGATTTGTTCTTTGGGTGTGATAAGTATGTTCATATCGTTTTCGATTAAAATATATCAAGAAAAGAGCATCCACCATTTAAAAGCCAATTCATCATACTTCTCTTTTCCACGTTTATAGGTATCATCGTCTCGTCTAATGAATGCTTTGAATATTTTCAGGTTCTTCTTGCTGATGGCATAGATAAAGTCCTGTTGGCTTCCTGCTATATCCATATACCATGCTCTGGAACGGTCCCAATCAAAAAAATCTATAGCTTCATTGAACTGGTTTTGTGATTCTGCAAAAGTGGTCTTTAAATCTCCACCAAATCCAAAACCAGGTAACCACCAATCCCATTTACACCGGGTATCAAGAGTGTACTCGAAGTTTCCGTAGAGAAACCTCTGGGATTTGTTCACCATGAATTTCTGTGTGTCGGAGTTGGAAAGAACGGCTCTAAGGAACTCGTCTTTTCTTGCCTCTTTTCTTAAAGCTTCCCTCATGGCAAGGCCTAACTCGAAATCTTCCCGTGAATAGGTTACATCATCCACCATGCGCTTACTATAATGTACCCGTTCGTTTTCGGTAATAAGTGCATCTACCAATGTCCCAAACTTGAAGGCTTTTTCTTTATCCCCATACTGGGTACGGGGATAAAGATAGTTTTTGAGTTCTGTCAGATCGGAGTTGCTGACTTCTGTACGCAAGTAATATGAATCTGGATTTGCCATCACTTTCCTGCCTTAACTTCTTCTTCGTATCGGATATATTTTGATTTGATTTTCATTTCATCATCGCTGTTGGCTTTCTTTTCGCAGAAGGAAATCATCTTTTTGTGGATTTTTTCAAGTTCTTCTATTGTCAGATTCTGACCTTCATTTATCCACCACATCTGATATATTTCCAAGAAGCCGGCAGGGTGTAGTATTTTAATCCTTTCAGTCACTTTGGCTTTGCTGGTTCTTGTTGTAACAGAAGCGGCAGCCGTTGCAAACAGACTATTCATTTGTGCGGATTGTATAGAAGATTCCGCTTTTTGTTGCTGCTCATGTTCTTTTTGCTGTATTTCAAGTTCACGTTGTTTTCGCTCCTCTTCTTCCCGTTGTTTCCTTTCGGTTTCCGCTTTGGCTGCAGCTTCAGCATCTTTCTTACGCAATTCTTCTTCCTCAATAAGTTCTTGCTTTTTGGAGGAAAGACGGTCGATAAATGACTGACGTAAATCCTCCATGTCAAACTTATACTGTTGAGAGAAAGCGGAATATTTATTGCTTAGAATTTCAGCCTTGATATTCGCTTTGGTTTGTGCGTCCAGATAATAAGTTGTGATGTCTTGATTGAAAGTGTCGAAGTGCTCACGAGGGTACAGAGTTGACCAACCTCTAATACTCTTTTCTTTCAGTTCAAATGTAGCCAGTGTAATGCTTTCCCAAATATGGCTCAGATTCTTCTGTTGTTCGGCAAAATAGGAACTCATGTGCGTATTGATAGCTTGTTCAATAGCAAACCGATACGTTCCTTTTTCCTTTTCGATATTGGCTTGTCGTTGCATCTCCTGCTGCTTCCTTCTTTCTTCTTCACGCTTCAGTGCTGCATATCTGTCACGTTCTGCAGCTATTTTGCCCGGAATAGTTGATTTGTCTTTTGGATCAATAGCTTTTTCATCTGTCGTGAAAATGGACCGGATACGGTCGAATAGTTGGGTAACAGGCGCACGACGGCTTTTCATGTTAGTAATTGTAACATTGACTTTCTTCAGATACTCCGCAGCTTTGGCATCCAATTCATCAGTCATACCTTCTCCTTGAATCGTATCTAAGATTGCCTGTCCCGCTGAATTACAGTTGGCTATTGATTTTTGGTTCTTGCCTAAGGCGTCAGGGGCACTTTTCATTAAAGAGGTAAACTCTTCTACTTTTATTAATTCTGTTGACATAGCTTTAAGTATTAATGGTTAGAATCCTTCTTCTTCATCTGCTTTGCTGACATTTACAGATACCGGTTCCGGTGCGGTGAGCTGTTTTTCTTCACCGAAAGGAATGTTTGGGTCTTCCTGTGCAATATTGGCATCTTCCACAATTCCATAATCGATGATTTCTTCTTCCTCCTGGTCGGTTGCCATAATGGTATATTTTCCGGTACGTACTTTAGGGTATGCGTCGAAGGCGTGTTTAATCATTTTGTTTTCAAGGAAACCGGGGTCAATACCGCCATTATTGGAAGTGTATAAAGCATTGGCATTACCAAGCTCTCTCCGTCTGGTTTGCTCATTCCATTTGGAATTTGCTTTTTCGCTATAATGCTTCAAGCGTTCAATATCCCCTTGCATAAGCCATTGATAATCCACTGAATTATCATTGCGTACAATGCGTATGAATGCTGCAATAACCTTGGTTGATGTGCGGGGGCATTGTGCTTCATACTCGATGTTTTTTACTCCATTGACTAAAGATGCCTTGAAATGGTCTCCCTCATAAACGACGACGGGGTTGTCAGCATATTTAATTTGGCCGGCACGCATACGCATGGTAAGTTCACCGTAGCCGGTAACCGAAACGTATGCACGTTTTTCGTAAATATCGTTCCCATGTTCGTTTTTGTACCCAGTTTTGCAGTTGCGACTCAGAATATAGCAGAGCGGATGCCCTGTCTGGTCTAATGTTAGTCCATTGACTGCGATATCAAGGAAACAGCCATAAAGGGACATTTTGCTTGAAGTGGCTACATCGGGGTTATCCCGAAGTAATTTTTGAAAATTGAATACTTCTTTGTGGTACATCTGCTCACCCTTATCCGTACCCCAAATTGCATTGTACATTTGAATAAACTTTGCTTGTACACCTTCATTTTCGACAATTTTCGTTGCTGGAAGCGCATTTAGCTCTTCCATCTTAACTTGAATAATACTGCTCATAATGAGAATTTTAGTTGTTAATATTAAAATCTGCTTTGTCTAACCGTACCCAGACTGATTTGCCGGGACTATTAAACGATTGTTCTAAATCGACATCAACAAGCACCTGATTATAGCATTCCAATTTGCGTATAACCACTCCGGTAATAATGGCGTAGTCCACATCATCCCCGTAATGTCCGCACCGGAAAAAGAATCCGGCTGAAATGTTCTGCCCTATTTGTATATCTTTTGCAGTCATGGTACTTGCATTAATACTTTGATTATGTTGGCCGGTACTTTGTTATGAATATCCATCATGGCACTTGCTGTTTCCAGTTCGGACATTTTCACATAATACTTGCCGCGTTCCTTGTTCTTTGCAGGATAAAACTTTATCCATTCCTTACTACGCCATTCTGTAATGAGACGACGTCCGTATATCTTTTCTGCTTGGGAGATTGTTACCACCTCCGGCAGTAGCCCTAATGCTTTAAGCGTCTGAATCGTTCCGATTTTTATGCCGCTTGCTACAATTCTTTCTAAATATCTTTCTCCCATTTTAGCTGTTTCTTTGGTTGGTTAATTATTGGTTACGAGCTTTCTTCACTATCTGAAACACATTGCAACTCTATGCTATGCTGCCTGTTTATAATTAGGTTGAGATATTTCTTCTGTCTTGTATCTTTGCGTTCTTCCTCTTCTTGTTCGGTAGTAATAATCGTGATGATTATCTACTGAAAATTGGAATATTGCTATTCCCAAGAAGCAAAGAGCTATAATCGTTTTTTGTAGCTGTTGAAAATCGATGTTTAGAGTAAATACTCTATTGGCCCACCATGACCCCAGTTCATTTAATTTGCTGGTTCCGGTCTTTTTGTATGCTTTGTCGAGCAATACGTTGATAGTTCCGTAAGCCACGTGAAGCCTGTCTGCCATTTCTTTCTTTGCGAGTCCGCAAAAGGCAAGTCCGGCGATTTGATTTTCACGCTTGGTTAATTCATTGTTCGCTTGTAGTTCCATTTTGCAATGTTTCTAATTCGGCTGCCGCTTTAGAAACTCCTTTTGAGGCTTCCAAGGCTTCTTTAGCCATTCTGGTTGCTATTGTGAGAACTTTAGCCTTATAAGATGAACGGGCAGATGCAGGCTTGTTGTTTAGGATATTATGTACTGTGCCTTTTGAACATCCTGCTTCTTTTGCAATGCTCCCCTCATAGCCATAAGGGAGATTGGATTTAATAATTTCTAATTGATTTTCCATATACCTGATATTATTGTCTGAGTTCCCGGCAAGGCGGTCAAGCCTGGTCGGGATTGATTATTTGTTTGGGGTTTGCGATTCGTTACCGATTAATTCTCCATTTTGACCAATCCACAGCATTGCATCCTGACCATTCCAAGAAAAATCAAATGCTTTGTTTACTGGGTTGTATCTTCCGTCTAAAACAGTTCCCTCTTTCAGACCTCGTATTTCAGCTAAACACCAGTATCCAAATTCGGTAATAACCTTTACTCTTGCTTTGGATTTAATTGATTTGCTCATATTTCTATTATTGTGAGGGCAATTGTTCGCCCTCGTTATTTTTAGATATTAATTATTTCTTTCAGAGCAGACATCGCCGTTTCATATTTCAGAAGTTTTGCTTTAAGCTCTGCATTTTCTTTTTTCATTAGATTGTGATTCTCATATAGGGAGTTGAGCTCTTTACCCCGTTCTTTGATAACCTCATTCAAATGACAAATCTGTTTATCTTGCTCGAAGATGATTTCTGAACGCTTATCGGAAAGCTCTTTATATTGTTTCGCTTGATTAATAGCCTCTTCTGCTCTGCCTTGCTCATAATAGTAAGCTACTTGCAGACCTTTTTTTCTCTTCCATTGTTTGCACCACTCGTCTTTATCGAGGTCGCTGTTCATGTATTCGGGTTCAATCAAGCCATGATAGCATTGAGGTGACACCGATAATCCTGTTCTTTCTTCGAATTCTTTTTGTGTCATATCTTGTCTTTTTTAGAGTGAATAATCTATTTTGCTGTTTTTATTCCAACTTTATTTTGCTGTTGTTGCACTTTTGCACTAACTTTATGGTGCAAATTAAATGTTTTCTTGAAATATAAACAAGAAAAACTTGAAATATTTTTCAAGAAAATAATGAACATGATTAAATAAAAACTTTAAATGTATGAAAATTGGGTTGGTAATCAAAGAGTTAATGCTTAAACAAAATATTGAAGTTGCAGATTTGGCAAAACGATTGGGTAAGACAAAACAAGCTGTATATGATATGCTTGATAAAGAAGATGTTAACACCTCATTGCTTCGTGAGCTTGCTGCTATTTTTAATGTTCCAATAACTATTTTCTTTGATAATTCAGTAAATAACAATCAATCTAATACAGGAAATAATAGTATCGTTTTAGGTCAGAATAATAATGTGGATTCTTTAAGCTTGGATTGTAAAGAAAAACTTGAAAGTGCATTGGTTGAGATAAAGCATTTGAAAGAAGTTATCGATGCGAAAGATAAACTTCTTCAAGAGAAAGAGAGATTGATTAATGTATTAATGAATAAATAATGATTTAAAGTTATGGAAATTATTGGAGTTATATCTTTGTTGGCTGGTATTATCCAGTTGGTAATATTGATTATAATTATTGTCAAGTTTTTGCTTTTAGTCAAAGATGTTAATGAGATAAAAGAAAAAATGACAATACCGTCTTGTGATTTTAAGACTGAATTTTATAAATGGTATTCATGTGGAAATGTAGAAAAAGCAAAAGAGGTTCTTGTTAATGAGATAGGAAAATCCTACGAATTTGAACAGCTTGTTGCTGGTGGTAATCCAAAATACATGGATGACATGAAAGAACAATTAAAAAAGAAATATCAGACAGAGATAGCTCTTTCGGGTATTGAGTTAAACTTGAATTGCTTAACCAAATAAACTGGGGTATTGAAATATCTTAATTAATATGGAACAAGATATACGTTGGCTTCAAAGATACGACAGCTTTCATCGCGCTAATAAGCGTATTCAGGATATAACAGAATCTGATAAGAAAGCGGATGATTTGTCTGAATTGGAAATGGAAGGGTTGATACAGCGATTTGAATATACTTTCGAACTTGGCTGGAAGGTTCTTCAAGACTTATTAAAGTACAAAGGCTATGAATTTGTGCAAGGTCCGAACGGTACGCTTCAGAAGGCTTTCGAAGATGGCTTGATTGCCGACCATGACGGTTGGCGCAGAATGGCGAAAGCCAGAGTAACCACTTCACACACTTACAATGAAGGTGATGCCATTGAAATCGTCCGTAATATATATGATGAGTATTCCCATTTGTTGCAGCGATTGGATGATAAACTCAATGAAGAAAAGTTACGGCTTGAAATGAATACATTGTTTTGA